ATTCAATTTACAGTCAACGAAATTGAACCAGCACAATATGATGTAGCTATGGAAAAATTAATAGGCTCAGCAAAAAGCTCAATATCAGCAGCATTTGAAGCCGCTTCTAATTTTAGTTTTTCGGAAGCAACAAATTCGGTGACCAAGTTTTTTCAAGACCCAAATAGCATGACAAAGTTTATTAATTTAACTCAACCCAAGAAAAGAACAGCCGGTACAATTTCTCTCTATATACCAGAAACAGTAAACTTTACATATGCAGCTCAATATGATAAATTAAGTTTAGCCACTGCGGCACAACAAACACCTATTATCGGTAAAGCTGCAAAGACAGTTTTACAAGCCATCGATTCAGGTCCGGCCAAATTGTTACTAAGAAGCCAAGGATATGCTTTTAATCCACAACAACAAATTTTATTTAATGGTATTGATTTTAGAATTTATCAGATGGCTTTTACATTTACACCATATTCAAAGCAAGAAGCTGCAACTGTAGAAAAAATTATTAAACAATTTAAATTTCATGCAGCGCCTAGACTTGCAAGAGGTTCGGCTGGTATGTTTTTTGTGCCCCCATCCACATTTACTCCTAAATTCTTTTTTAATGGCCGAGAAAATAAAAAAATTAATAAAATTACTGAAAGTGTTATAGAAAATATTGATGTGAATTATGCACCAAATGGTTTTACTACTCAATCTGATGGTGCACCAACTCAAATTCAATTAACTATTAACTTTAGAGAAATCGAACTCTTGACACGAGATAGAATAGAACAAGGATATTAAAATGCAATATTTTGATACTCTACCAAAAATTATAAAAACAGATGCAAACCGCAATTCTGTTGTTATGACCGATTTAATGGCTCGGTGCTCTATTATACCAGAGATATTAAATAATCCGATGGTATATTATGATTATGATATACAGGATGGCGATACACCAGAAATTGTGGCATACAAATACTATGGTGATTCTTATCGATATTGGGTTGTTTTATTTGCAAATCAAATTACTGACCCTCAATGGGATTGGCCACTTAATTCTAATGACTTTGATGCTTATATAACAAATAAATATCCATCATTCAATCCATACTCAACTGTGCACCATTATGAAAAAATTGTTACACAATATGACGCAACAACTCAAACTACTACAACCAAAAATATTATTATTGATGAGGATACATACAACGCATTGGTCACAGGCACCAACACTTATACATTACCAACAGGAAGTGTAACAGTCACCATTGCAAAGGCTGCTGTAAGTTATTATGATTATGAATTAAATTTAAATGAATCAAAAAGAAGTATCAAAATTTTAAATTCTGGATATGTTGAACAATTAGAAAAACAATTTACTGATTTGATGGCTGCTTAAAATATGGCTGAAATTGACCAAAATATTTACACCGATGTAGAAAATCCTGGTGCTTATTATCCACAAGATTATTCTTTAGAATCTATTAATTTTTTAACAGGTTCTGGCCAACGATTTGAAATGAAAAAGTTATTAATAGAATTATCTTATTATGAAGATATTTACAGTTTTTCTGTATCTGGCTATGTTACTGTTATAGATGCACAGGGATTTATTGAACTATTAGATTTAACAGGAAATGAATTTGTAGAAATAACCTTTGCAAAAACTAAGAATGCTCCAAATACAAATAAACAAGTTTATCGAGTGTATAAAATAGGAGATAGAAAACCTGTTGGTAATTTAAGTTCTGAAAGTTATACATTTTACTTTTGTTCAGAAGAACTATTATTATCAGAACAAACTAAGATTAGTAAATCATACAAAGGTAAAGAGATTGATAAGGTTATTACTGATATATTAGTTGACAAATTAAAAGTAAAAAAAGAAAAGATAAGAATTGAACGAACAAACGGCATAAATGATTTTATTGTGCCTCGGTTCAAACCTTTTGAAGCAATCAGTTGGTTGTCAACATATGCAAGGCCTAAAGGTGCAGGTGAAATTGGTGCTGATATGTTGTTTTTTGAAACAAGAGATGGATTTAATTTTCGGTCTTTACAATCTATGTTTAAAGATGACATTTACACCACATACAAATATCAACAACAGGGTATAGAAGATAAAACACAATCATTTCAAGAAAAAACAATAAGTGTTTTAAATTATGAGTTTGTTAAAGTTTATGATATGATGAATGATGTTAATTCTGGCACATTATCAAATCGACTTGTATCTCTTGATCCTATGGCCAAAACAAGTAAAGTTACAGATTTTAATTATCTCAAATACAAATCTCAGGCAAAAACATTAAATCCTGGTAGTCCAACAAACACATTAAAAAATAGATTAGGTTTAACAAATGCTGATTCATACAACGCCTCATTTAAGGTGGCTACTAGTAATGCCTTTCAGCAAAATCAGCCATATATAAAGCAGGCGGTCAATGGTGGAGTTGCAAAAGATATTGCAATTGAAACATATGTGCCAAATAGAACGGCACAAATTTCATTGGCAAACTATACTGTGTTAAAGATTAAAATACCTGGTGATTCAGGAATTACTGTTGGTCGAACAATTAACTTTAATTTACTAACTTTAAAACCAACTACAGAAACAAAAGGCTTGGATGAATTTTACTCTGGTAAATATTTGATAACCGCTGTAAGGCATATTATACAACCAACAGCATTTCAAACTGTTCTTGAAATTGCAAAAGATAGCACACCAAAAGCTTATAGTGGTATTAACAATGATTCTGGTGTCTGGCAAAGCACAGTTAAATTATAATGCAAAATTTTATAGGAAAAGATGGATTTACTTGGTTCATCGGTGTTGTTGAGAACCGTGCTGATCCTTTGGGTATGGGAAGATGTCAACTTAGAATATTCGGTTGGCATACAGACAATATAAGTGAACTACCCACACAAGATTTACCATGGGCTCAGCCGATGTTACCTGTTAATAATTCAAAATCATTTTCTGCACCACGATTGGGTGATTGGATTGTTGGTTTTTTTATGGATGGCGATTCAGGCCAAGCACCAATCATGATGGGCGTTTTACCGGGAATATACAAATAAATGGCAGATGAAATTCAAAATTTACCTGAAGTAACACAGACAACTCAAAGTAACGGTAAAATTACCGAAACTAATGCACCTGCACCAACACAGGTCAATGATGGCCCAACTCCGGGTAATCCTGATGTTCCCGCTGGTGCAAGAAGTATTGTGGCCAACACTTCAGTTGGTTATGCAAATGATAATTTAGCTCATGTGTGTGATTTTGTTACAGATATACAAAAAAATATTGAATTTAAAAAATATGCAAAAGCTACGGCCAAATATATCAGAGATGCAATCCGAGCAGTTTTAAGAGCATTAGGTCTTTCTGATCCTACAGGCGAAACTTCTTGGCTGGCAACCACACTAAAGGCAATTGCTAGAGAAGTTGACCGTATTAATAAACAAATTTTACAGCCAATTTTAGATTTTCAACAATATGTTGTTGCTTACGTTGCCAAGTTAAGAGCAATTATTGCTTGGATTTTAAGTTTACCTGCAAAATTTTTAGCATTACTTCAAGATTGTTTGGCAAGACTAATTAAATTGATTGGTTCTGTTTTTTCTGATATTGGTGCTGGTCTTTCAGAAGGTTTTTCAGAAGGACCTAGTAATTATGATGACATCATTAAAGAAGCAAAAGCTCTAGCCGAATCGGCCGCCAAGACAGTAACCGGAACGGTTGCTGTTGTAGCAGGTACAGTTAATATTGCTGGTGCGGCAACAGTTGGTCTTTTAATACCTACAAACCAAGCAGAACTTGATGCAGCCAATGCAACGATTGCATCATATGAAGCTCCGGCCAATCCATCACCACAAAATAAAAATACACCTTAATTATGGCAATATTACCACCATCACCGTCAGATAGCTCCTGGACCGAACCGGAATCAGCTAGAAATACCGAAACTCCACCAGTTTATCCGTATAATAATATACAACAGACGGAATCTGGTCACTCCTTTGAGATGGATGATACTCCAACAAGAGAACGAGTGAGGTTACAGCACCGTATAGGTACTTTCTTGGAAATGCATCCTGATGGTGATGAGGTGCATAAGATATATGGTACTGGATACGAAATTTACTTAAAAGGTAAGAATGTTTTAATTAAAGGTACTTGTAATATTACCATTGAGGGTGATGCCAATATGGAAGTTAAAGGTGACCACAATGTTCAAGTAGCAGGTGATTATAATCTTTTAGTTGGCGGTAAAATGAACACTAGAGTTCTAGGTGATATTTCTCAATCTAGTGATGGTGATATGTCAATTACCGCCAATGAGAACTTTGGTGGTGCAATTCGTATGTCTGCGGCTGACCATGTTTACATAGATTCTGATTTGGTGGTTGCTGGCTCTGCTTCGGCCGACTTAATTACTGCTGAAACACGAATTAATGCTGGTACTGGATTGTATGCAGGTTTATTGGGTGTATATTCACAAGGACCAATAATTTCATTGACTTTAGTAGAAGCGCCGTTGGTAAAAACTGGTATTTTAGACGCAGTTCTAATGTCAGATATTATCAACAAAGGTATCTACAATACTCATATACATAATTCACCAAAAGGACCCACAAGTCCACCTTTGACACCTTTTTTTGGAGTTTAGATAATGGCATTAGTTAATAACGCAACTGGAGTATATGCAACCTTAGGATACAATTTTAGTGATCCTAATGGAGATATAATTTCTTTATCTGCAAACACGGTTGCACATCTAAACTCAATGCCAGCGTTTATTGAAACTTGGCAGGCTCAAGATATTGCTAATAATACAGTTGGTGGTTATTATCAAAATCCTGTGGCTTCGAATACCAGTTCAATTATCACAATTTCACAAACTATGATAACCTTGGCAAATACTGGTGTTAGCCAAGGAATTGCAAATTGTGATTTAATTGAAACGTCTGCAAATACACTTGCAAATGTTGCAACTTCATTTTTAGCTCACACCAATAGAATATCAGGTGTCACACCTTTTGTTGGCCAAGAGATTGAGAATCCATACTATGATACGGCTATGGGATTAGGTAAAACGGCATTGTATATTACCAATCAAACCGACAACATAACCAATACTTCACCTATTTTAGGTAGTTTTACGAGTATACTGATTGGACCACAAGTAGGCTCAGCAAATACAGTTCTTGCAAATGATTTGATAATACTGAATAATGGTGTCACAGCCAATAATCTGACGGAAGCACAGATTTCACAGATTCTTTTTGATATATCAAATACTAACACACTTTTGGTGACTCGGCAGGCTGCTGATGTTACCTACTATACTAATTTGCGTAGTTTTGTAGACGAATACAATTCTGTAAAGAAATTCACTAATATGGGTGAAACCGAAACTTATCTGGTCAATAACTTTGTAGGCACCGCCAAGATTAAAGAGCGAATTAACTCATAGATGGAAAATTCAAAATTTTACGTTCCGGCCTAAAATTTTTTTGACACGAATTCAAATACTAAAAAAGCGATTTTACTCCTGAAGCAGAATAAATAGAAAATGGCAACTTTAAAAAAACTATACTCCGATATAGACTTCTCGTTTACTCGTAAACCAGTGACCAATGATGTCGCTGTGAGTTATGATGAGATGGCGGTGATCCGTTCGGTTCGTAACCTTTTATTGACCAACCATTACGAAAGGCCATTTCAACCAGAGTTGGGTTCAAATATCAATGCATTATTGTTTGAACCTATTTCACCTATTACATCATCATCGTTGCAGACTGAAATTGAGAATATGATTACCAACTATGAGCCTCGTGCTCTGTTGAAAAGTGTTACTGTAAATGCACAACCAGACAAAAATGCGTATGAAGTGAGTCTAGAATTTTACATACAAAATGCAACGCTACCAACAACAGTTACCATCCTTTTAGAGAGAAACAGATAAAATGGCAGGCGAAAATTCAAATATTCAAATTACCGATTTGGATTTTAATTTAATTAAAACCAATCTAAGACGGTATTTACAATCTCAGACAACACTTCAAGACTACAACTATGAAGGTGCTGCACTTTCTACTCTACTAGATGTTCTTGCATATAATACACAATATCAGGCATACTATCTCAACATGGTGGCCAATGAGATGTTTCTGGATTCAGCATTACAACGAGCTTCAGTTGTTTCTCATGCCAAACTATTAAACTACACACCACAATCTGCAGCGGCACCACGGGCTCAAATTGATTTGGTGATGAACAATGTAACGACCAGCTCTTTAACTCTACCAAAATTCACGAGTTTTCTTTCTGAAGCGATTGATGGTGTCAGTTATAAATTTGTTACACTTAATTCAACGACACAAAACACCAATTTAGCCAACAATACAGTTACATTTGATAATCTGGTGATTAAACAAGGTGAACCAGTCACATTAACATTTACTTATGATGATGCGGCTAATCCAACAGCCATTTTTGAATTACCTGATACAAATATTGACACTACCACCATCTCTGTTGTTGTTCAACAAAGCACATCCAATTCTTACTCTCAAGTGTTTACATTAGTTGATGATTATTTGTCACTCAATAACACAACCAAGGCTTTCTTTTTACAAGAAGGCACAAATGGTTTCTATCAAATTTATTTTGGTGATGGTGTACTAGGTGAAGCACTAACAGATGGTAATGTGGTGTCCGTATCATATATCATCACTTCAGGCACAGCTGCAACAGACGCCAACAATTTTGTATTGATGGATACAATTTCTGGTTTCTCTAGTTCAACGATTACACCAGTGCAAGCTGCAACTCAAGGTGCTGAAAAAGAAAGTATTGAATCAATTAAATACACGGCACCAAAATCATATGCAGCTCAAGGCCGTGCGGTGACCAAAGAAGATTACATCTACCTTATTCAAAACAATGCAGGTATATTCCCAATTGATGCAGTGAATGTATGGGGTGGAGAAGAAAATGATCCACCAGTTTATGGTGTGGTGTTTGTGGCTATCAAGCCAAGTGGAGGTTTTTTACTAACTCAATCCCAAAAAGCCATTATTGAAGAAGAAATTATTAAACCAATTTCTGTTCTGACAGTTCAACCAAGAATTATTGATGTTGATTATAATTATTTGGTTATCAATTCAAATGTCTTGTATGAACCAAAATTAACCACATTAACATCTTCACAGTTACAATCACAAGTGTTGACGGCCATTCAAGGATTTGCAGCTGATACTTTAAATACATTTAATTCTACATTCCAACTTTCAACATTAATTTCTACGGTACAGTCAGTTAGTTCTTCGTTTGTCACAAATGATGCCTCGATTACTTTACAGAAAAGAATTATTCCAAGTTTAACTTCACCAACAACATATACATTAAAGTATGGCACATCTTTGAGAAAAGATATTTTTGGCAAAAGTATTAGTGTTGCACCAACATTTCAGGTAATTGATACAGAAAATAATAATGTTGTACGGGAATCTGTATACTTAGAAGAAACTCCATCTTCAACCACATTTGTTGAATCGATTTCTATTCTGAATCCTGGTTTTGGTTACACATCAACCCCAACTGTAACCATTCTTGGTGATGGTACAGGTGCCACGGCAAGAGCAACTGTAGTAAATGGCCAAATAGATAGTATTACAATGATTGATGTTGGTGTTAATTATACTCAAGCGATTGTACAAATCACATCAACAGACGGCAATGGTTCTCTTGCATCTGCTGTGGCTGTTCTTGCTGGCAATCAAGGTACATTACGAACCTATTACTTTGAAAACAATGTCAAGAAAATCCTTAGTGCCAATGCTGGTACAGTAAACTATGCTGAGGGTATTGTAACACTCACCGATTTTAATCCTTCTGCAATTAATAGTCCTTTAGGTGTATTAAGTATACAAGCTGTACCAACAACTACAATTATATCTTCTGCAAGAGATAAAATTATTACTCTTGACAATACCGATCCAAATGCTATCAATGTTAATATTGTAGCCAAAGTTTAATACATGATACCAAACGATTACAAAACATCACTACTGATTCCTCAGCAGCTTCCCGAATTTGTTCGGGATAATATTAACTATTCTACTTTTGTTGATTTTATTCAAGCATACTATGAATGGTTAGAAACTGCTTATTCAGCCAACGGATCAGTTACAACAGCCAATACAAGTGGTGAAGGTGTATCTTATGGTGCTAAGAATCTACTTAACTATATGGATGTGGATTCCACACTGGATGATTTTGTTTCATATTTTTTAGAAGATTTTCTACCGTATATACCAGAAGATGCACTAACAGATAAAAGAAAACTATTAAAGATTGCAAAAGAGTTTTATCTCTCAAAAGGTACTGAGAAATCATATCAATTTTTATTTCGTGCATTATATGATTCACAGGCCGAGATTTTCAATACTTCGGATGTAATTTTAAAAGCGTCTGATGGTAAATGGATTATTTCCAAATCATTACGAATTAACTCAACTGATTTAAATTTTTTACAAATTAATAACCTAAGATTGTTTGGTGAAACTTCACAATCATATGCAACAGTAGACTATGCTTCTGCTGTAGGAAATAAAACAGAAGTATACATTTCAAACATTCAACGCCTGTTTCAATCGGGTGAATTTGTTCGTGTTGTGGACAATAATAACCTTGATGTATACTTCTATAATGGCGAAGTGTATATTCAAAATCAAGGTGTAGTAATACCAACAGGTGCAACCACACTCAGAGGAAAAATCGTTGGCGTTATATCTTCTATAAGAATTAATCCAAAAAATCGAGGATTATTCTATGAAACTGGTGATCCAGTTATTATTGTTGGTGGATTAAATCCTGATGTGGTTGATCCGATTGGTGCAACAGCAGAAGTTGGTGAAACAACCACAGGATCTATTGAAAGATTAGTTGTAACTGATCCTTCACATGGATATAGAGTATTTCCAAATTCAGCCATTACATTTTCTGGTGGCGGTGGTTCTGGTGCAACAGCACGAGTCACATTGTTAGATGACACCAAGTTAGCCAATGTTACACTCATTACAAGCAACACATTAGGTATTGTGGCCAATGTTGTAGTTGGCGATGCAAACAATGTTGTGAACTATGTAAATTTTGCTGTGGCTGCTAATACAAACTCTACTCTATTAGACACTTTAACTTTTAGAACATTTCAAGTTGGTCCAATTGGTTCGGTGCAAGTTCTCAATCAAGGTGGAGGATATTCTTCTGCGCCTGCGGTTGATGTCAGCTCTTTATATACAACTGACGTTGGGACTGATGCACTAAGTTTTCTTGGTATACTTCAACCAATTCAAATATTAAATGGTGGCCAAGGGTATGGCAATGCAAACACAGTATTGATTACCGGTGGTACAGGCGTTGGAGCATTTGCTAATGTAACTGTTAATACGGCCGGATCAATTATTGCAGCCACATATTTGTTTGCAAATAATAACACAATCCAATCGTTTCCTCTAGGTGGTTTGGGTTATACAAAAGATAGTTTACCCATCATTACAGTCACAAGTAACACAGGCTCTAACGCATCACTTGTTGTTACTGGAATTATGGGTGCCGATGCAATTTTAACACCTACAACTGACAGAGTTGGATCAATTACAACTATTAACATTATTAATCCTGGTGAAGATTATGTTTCAACACCAAATGTTTATCTGAAAGTAGCTGATGTTGCAGTAAGTAATGTTTCCCCATCAGATTTTCCTTTGGCAGGCGATGTTCTCTATCAGGGTGCATCGTTGAACGTGGCCACTTACAAAGCCAATGTGGACTCTCTACTTAAAATTTCAACAGCATTCCCAGCAAACACGGCAGCTGACATATACCAATTGAGAACATATGATTATACAGGAGACTATGATCCCACACTTTCAATCAAGATTGACCATGAAATTTCCAATGTAAGTTCTTTATTGGTTTTAGACCCACAAAATGCTTATACTGATGAGGTTACAGGTAATCCAACAAGCATTATTCGATATGGTGATGGCAATGCAAAGGCTAACGCATCGTTCTTGGATGGTCTGATTGTCGGTGCTGGTACCTATTTGAATGATGATGGACATCTTTCTTCTTTAGGACTAGTGCTTGAAAGCCTTGATTATAATAACTTTACCTATGTTTTATCGGTTGAGAAAGCACTTAAAACATACAAAGATTTAGTATTAAACCTATTACATCCTTCTGGTATGAGGTTAAGAGGACGGAATTTGTTAGTGAGTTCCAATGGATTCTCAATGAACACCGAAACTTCATTCCAAGAAGGTTATCATATGGATACCTTTGCTGGTGCGTCTGCTCTGGCCCGTATTGAAGCAAACACACAGTCTGGTCAAATTAGTACCAATATTATTCGATTCGTCAACACAATCTCTGCCAATATTGGTAATACCGTCTTTGCAAATGACTTTATTGAATATACTGCCACAAATAACCTAAGAGCCTACTCCTTAATTACAGATGTAGATTGGGCCAATAATCAGGTGACATTGCAAGATAATGTTTTTGTAGTCTTTGCAAATGTCGCCATTGGATCAGCAAACGCCTCCTCAAATGTGATAAATATACAATCGGTTACTGGTCAATTTGATGGTAATTTTACCAACAAAACTCCAGCCAACAACATTATTTTTGCTGGAGATAGAATTTCTCTAAATGGCGGTCCTTATTATGCCGTTACGGAAGTATTTGCAAATGGTAATTTATACCTTGCCAATAACTCATTTGGACCAGTAGATAATACACTCATTACAGTTGATAAGTCAGCAAACACAGAAACTTGTTTAGTCTATGGTGTGTTGGGAATTTACGAATATCCAGAATTATTAACAGAAAATGGTTACATTTTAATAACAGAATCAGGCTTTACAATATTAGCGGGGTAATAAATGTCGTCAGTCAAGATATCAGAACTACCAATATTAAACCAGTTATCGGCCAATAACGCCAATACGGTTTTTGTTGCTGTAGATAAGACAAGTAACACTACGTCACAATTTCAAACAAACACTTTGGCGGCCGCTCTATTTGCAAACAATATTCTCAATGTTGGTACTCAAACTCCTTCGGCATTTCCAGGTTTAATTGCACAGTTTGTAGCAAACACAGCACCTTATGGTCAAGTAAACTTTGAAAACGCCAATACACAAGGTTCAATGGACATTGTTTTGACTGCTGATATTGGTGATGATGCAAATAACTATCTTGATTTAGGTATTCACAACTCACAATATTCCGATCCTTTATATACCGCTATTGGGCCCGCCGATGGTTATTTAATGGTTCAAGGATCTTCTGCTAGTGAGTATGTCGGTAATTTAGTAATAGGCACTGCGACATCCAAAGCAAATGTTTTGTTTTCTTTAGGTGGTTTAGAAACTAATAATATAGTAGCCAAGATGACATCATCTGGCTTAGATTTAATGAGTGGTCGTTCAATCATCTTTGCTGATGATTCAGTTCAATCAGTAGCTGCTTCGCCGGTTTCTGTTACTTTGGCTGCACAAGCCAACACCATTATTACACAAGGTGTTGATGCAACTCAAAACACTCGGTTGAATATTGCTAATACTAGATTAGATAGTATTGAAACGGTCAATGTTGACCAAAATACCACAATCAGCATCATTCAAGGTGTAGACCTTGGACAAAATACAACGATTACGGCCGTGAATAACTATGCTGCATCAGGATATGCCAAAGCAAATGCAGCTCTGGCTAATGCAACAGGTACTTTTGCTGGTGACTTAACTATTACTGGTGGTTTAACTGTTGCTAACACAATCAATGGTAGCAATGTTTCAATCACCAATCAAATTCAATTCACATCCAATGCAACAATTCGTACCGCTTCTGGTAATGATAATGAAAAAGATATTGTTATTTTAACTGGTGATGAAATTGCAACAGACAACGGTGGTTCAATCACCGTTCGAACTGGTGCTGGTACAGCCACCGGTCGTGGTGGTGACATTAATTTAATTGCTGGTTTGGGTGGTTTAGGCCGAGGCACAATTAATTTATTTGCAAATACTTTATCAAATGGAATTGTGACTATTCAGAATTCAACTTTTGACCCCAATACCGCATTGATGAGTATTACTGCCAGTGATAATTTCGCCACGGCTGCACCATCAAATACAAATTATATGCTCCATGTTACAGGCAAAGCAAACTCTGTAACTCGTGTTGTATTGGATTCATTTGGTGCCAATACATATGCTTTATTATCTGGTCGTATGGGTCGTGGTTCTGCTGCGGCACCAGCTGCTGTTGCAAACAATGATGTGATGATGCGTATTGTGGGCAACGGATATACAGGAATAAATTTTCCACCGTCTAGTCCTACAAAGATTGACTTTGTTGCTTCTGAAAATTTTAGTGACACTAATCGTGGTACTCGTATTCAATTTTGGAATACACCAGTTGGTTCAAACACAATACAAAAAGTTGCAGAATTTAATGCTGAGGCGGCCGAATTTCTTGGTACGGTTAGTCCAACAAAGGGTTTCATTTATACTCCCAGACTACCTGTTGGTAATCAAACGGCCATTACAATTGATTTCACAAATGATGTGATTATTAAAGCCAACTTAGCTGCTGATTTAACTGTTACACTTTCAAACTTTGTATTTGGTAAAGTGGTTGAAGTTTGGTTAACCAATACGAGTGGATTAACTAGAACTATTACACACGGTTGTTCATCAATTAATTCATCAGAAAATGCAACCACATTTACAATGCCATCAACAAGTTCTGCATACCTAAGATATTTCAGTATTGATGGTGATTTAGCAAATACATTTGTAGCAATTCAACACGCTTAATAGAGAATAGAATATGGCAACATCAAATACATCAGCACAATTACTATCTGGTAGTAAAATATTTGAAATTTTACAATATTACTATTCTCCGTCAACCGGTAATCCAAGTAGTCTATATGCTTTCATTGGTCGTGTAACTCCATGGCCTAATGAAACTATTCCTCCTGCTCCAACACAAGACCAAAGGTCAATCAAAGATATCTTTAAAGATATTATTGCAACCAAATTAATTACCTCATCTGATATTTCTCCAGTAATTCCTCGTATTGATTGGAATTCAGGTACGGTCTATGATTATTATGAGGACACCGAAGATATGTTGGCTGTCGATTTGGATAATATAATCATTAAACAATTTTATGTTCGTAACCGATTTGACCAAATATTTAAATGTTTATGGAATAATAATGGCAGTCAATCTACAGTAGAACCACAGTTTTTACCAGGTACTTTTGATAACTCATTTTTAGTTAAGACAGCTGACGGATATAAATGGAAGTTTATGTATTCGTTGGACGCTGGTCTCAAACAAAAGTTCTTTGATGCCAACTGGATGCCAGTACCAATCGGAGAAGCACCAAATCCTGTATCAACCTTTGCGGCCGAAGGTTCAGTTGATGTGATTAACATTACAACTGTTGGTTTAGGTTATACTCCTGGTGGTGCAACAATTACAATTAGTGGTGATGGCCAGTTTGCTAACGGTACACCAGTTATTAATGCTGCTGGTTATTTGTATGATGTTACAATGGCCAATACAGGCACAGGTTATACCTATGCAGAAGCCGTAATCAATGTTTTACCTGGTTTTTCAACACCTAATGTGGTGGCGATAGCTGAAGCACCAGCTTCTCCTATTGGTGGCCATGGTTTTGATCCTATTTCTGAATTAGGATGTAACCATGTAATGGTGGCACCAGAGTTTATTGAGAGTGAAAATGGGCTGATACCTACAGATATGACCTATCGGCAAATTGGTTTATTGGTTGATCCTGTTTCACAAGAGTCTGTCGCTGAAGAACCTATGATGATTGCCAATGGTGCAATCTATGATGTAACCACCAAACTCTTTGTTTCTCCTGGTACAGGAAACTACAACACAGGACAAACAATCTATCAAGGTACCAATCTAGCTACTGCAACTTTTTCTGCTAAAGTTGTAAGCTTTGATTCATTAAATAATATAGTAAAGGCCATAAATATAACTGGAACCCCAGTGATTAATCAAGCGTTAATTCAGGATGCAAGTGGTGTAGTTGGTACTGCAGTGCGAACCCTTTTAACAACAGAAAATCCAGATTTTATTATATACTCCGGATACATGGCCTACATAGAGAATAGAGAAGGTATTGCAAGAAGTCCTGATGGAACAGAACAATTCCGTATTGTGTTAAGCTTTTAATGGAAAGAAAAAATGGCACTTAATTTTAATGTAGATCCTTATTTTGATGACTTTGATCCTCAAAAGAACTTTCACCGTATTCTTTTCAAACCTGGTTTTGCTGTTCAAGCTCGTGAATTAACACAATCACAAACAATTCTTCAGAATCAAATCACTAGTTTTGCTGATGCAATCTTTGCACAGAATACACCTATTTCTGGTGGTAAAGTTACTGTTAATCAAAATGTTTACTTTTTAAAATTAAATTCTACTGATAATTCGGGTGCCGATATCTCAGCAGAAAGTTTTAGTGATGGTGTTGTTCAGTCGGCTGATGGTTCAATTGTAGCTAAAGTTGTTGCAACAGTAGAATCAACAACAACATCTGCGGGTGGTGTAGGTGATCCTCCCACTCTCGTTGTCAGTTATATTTCAGGTAATAAATTTGTTTCAGGTAACACCGTATTTTTAAATGGTTCAAATCTAACCGGTACATTGATTACCGCTTCGACAGGTAATCCAGCCACAGGCCTTTCTTCTGTTGCTTCAATCTCTCAAGGTATTTTTTATGTTGAAGGTAATTTTGTAGTTGTTTCTGAACAAACTATTATTCTTTCAAAATATAGTTCAGTTCCATCTTTGCGTGTGGGTTTAAATGCATCTGAAACCATTGTAGATTCTGTTGATGATTCTTCATTATTGGATCCAGCATTTAATGCCACGAACTATCAGGCACCAGGTGCCGACCGATATAAAATTTCTTTAGACTTACAAACAAGAACTCTTGATCTTGGTGACGATGATAACTTTATTGAACTGGTTCGCCTTGTGAATGGTTCTATTGTTAAACAAGTAGATAGCACCGTTTACTCGGTGATTGATGATTACTTTGCCAAGCGTACCAATGATACCAATGGTGACTTTATTGTTAATGATTATACATTGACACCTAAAGCCAACACAATCAATTCAGCAAAATATGACATGGGCATTTCAAAAGGTATTGCCTATGTTCGTGGTTATCGTTTAGAAAATTCATCTGATGTAGTTCTGACCAATGACCGTGCCAGAACCGAAGCAACAGTTACAAACAATCCAGCATTCGTAGATTATGGTAATTATTTCTTTGTTAACTCTGCCAATGGTGTGTTTGATGTAACTACTTCACCACAAATTGATTTTCATACTGTAAGTAAAGATAATATTGTATTAACCAATGCAAGTTCTTATAACTCCACTAAGGCTGCAACAGGTTATATTCGCAATTTAATTTACTCTAGCACATCAAACACAGCCAATGGTGCTGCGTATGTGTATAAAGCCTTTGTTTACAATATTCAAAATCAAACACTATCAGCCAACGTTTCACAAATTGCACCAGTTAATGCAAATAATAGTTATATAAGATTGCCTAGTACCAATCAGTTTTCAAATGTGGCCAATGCCTACACCGGAGTAACAGTCAGTATTGATACAGGTACTTCTGCTGGTGATTTCAGAACAATTACAACATACGATGCATCTGCTAAGATTGCCTATGTTGACAGACCATTCACAGTTACATTAGCCAACAACTCAGTATTCACGTTGCGATTTGATACAACTGATTTTGAAACAATGATTAAGTCCACGGCAGGTGCTTCATATGTTGTTACTGCCAATGCAACGATTGATAATCTAAACAAGATAAACAATGTTTCAGAAGGTGATGTTGTATTACAAAATCCAAATGCACCAGAATTATTGTTTACCATTGGTAATCCTTATGTATCTTATGCAAATAATTCATCATATACAACTACACAGGTATTCCGAAATGTTTCTTTCACCGTATCTGGTGGTAACATTACGGCTGCATTGACATTTGGTTCTGCACCAGCTGCAACAATTCGTTTTCTTGGCACAGGTTCATTATCACAAGATGCAATTTCACAAAATTTTCAAATCATTGTAACCAATCCACTCTCAAGTGGTTTAACAGTAGGTCAAACATTACCATGGGGTATTGGTAGTAGAACTTGTTCGATTACTGGCTCAGGTG